ACCTACCTCAAAACCTAATCTACTAATCCCACCTGTATTAGATTCGATTCTACTTCCATAAGTATCGGTCCAATCACGAGCTATCTCTGGCTCATTGGCCCATAAATATCTTCTTTGTTTTTCTGACTGAAATGGCATTATCTTCTTCCGTCCGCTTGTGCGTCTAATCTTAATGTTCCATATCGCCAAGTTTCGCCTGTGGCGTCATTAGCAATATTGATTGAAACCAATCTTCCTCTGGCTCTAGTATTTACTTTAGCAGTAGAAGAGGTAACTGTAAAGGGACCTAATGAAGAACTTACAGCTGTGTCATCAGGGTAAGAACTTACATATAAAGTCATCTTAGCATTTCCAGATAAGTATTTAAAATCAGGGATAATTCGACTAACAGACATAAAGTATTCTCCATCTCCTCTAAAGTCTACGACCCCTGTGGGTGTTCCCATCATACTTTTTTTAGAAGTAATATCATAATCACCAGACCTAATGAAGGCATTAATAGAAGTAGTGCCTGAACTATTGACCTGATCAGTACCTGTTTCTTGTGCATAGTACATGCTGGATCCAGCCAAAGCTGTCACTCCATAAATAGGATAGGTAGGAATAGCTGTAGAATCATATTCTGTAGCGTGTGGAGAATTAAAAACAGTAGCATCAATATAACTTGTTCTAGCTAATGAAGAAGTTGTCCATATCGCCTCGTTGTAGTTATAAGTAACACATCTATCAATTTGTGTAGAACCTGATTTTGGATAGAACCAGTTTATCTCAGTGAACAAACTATTGTGACTTGCAGCTACTATTAAATTGGAATCATAATTAATTCCTAAATTAGTTCCAGTGCTTTCAAATACAAAATCTTCTACTAAACAATCAATTGATTTAACGGTACCATCAAATCTATAAAACCCACCTGCGTCTCCCATCCAATAGACTGCTCCATCGGCTGCGATAGCTGCATTGGGTCCGATGCATCCGCAATTAGTTCCAACTTGTCTAAGACTAAATGTGTAGGGCGGACCTACATATTGAGTTACATAAGCTGCTGTGTCTGTTAAAATTAAAACATAGTCCTTACCAGCTACTGCGGCTCTGATTGTATTACCAGAGTCTAGTCTGAAAGTTCCAGCTGTATTAGTAGCTGTGGGTAAATAAGTATTTAAATCTTCTTGGTTAGAAAATCTTACAAACATAGGGTCTTGTGTTGAAGGTGTACCAACCGTAGTCTCAGTTCCTAAATGAAATAAATGCCTATCTCTGTCCGAGACTAAAGTCATAAGAGAGGCTGTCGGATTAGCCGACGTTGAATAACTTGTTGTAGATGTAGAAGCTCTAATGGTTCTAGCATTAGCAGCGCCTGCGTCCCACGTGAAAGTTTTACCATTACGAATGGTAGCAATTAATACTTCTCCATAGTTGTCTAGGCTCCAGAGGCCTGGATCTAGAACTACATCACTTGTTGTACGTTCCGTACCCCAAGTAGAATCACCCCATAGATAGGTACCCCAGCCGTAGCCATAAGTTTGAAAAGTAGGTCCTACAGTTTCGTAGGGAAGAATACTTGCTGAGCCGGTCGCTGTGGTAGTTCCACCAGATACCGTTGGCATTTCAATAACGAATGTATTAGTAGCAATGGCAGATATTTCAAAGCCATTATCACTAAAATCAGTGGTCGCCCATCCAGAACCTGTCGGGACGGTAACTGTTTCAAAAGTTACATAATCTCCAGCGGATAAACCATGAGAAGTTTTATTAACAGTCACAGTTGCACTGCCTGAAGAAGCTGTGAAGGTAGCTGAAGTTAAAGCTGCTCTTAAAGGAGTAATATCAAATACTTGGTCCGCGTAATACACGAACAAGACTTTATTAGTTCCAATGGCTATGTATTTCTCGCCTGCTAAACTGGTAAATGCGTGTTGAGCTCTCGCTGCTCCAGGGAATGTATAAGTGGGGTTAGTTAATTGCTCCCATCCACCTATTTTTTCAGGTAGTCCATATCTAAATCTGATAAAATCTCCGTCTACCCACTGACCTTCTGCGCCAGACTCTGTGGCTTGTTTATTAAATCCTGGTACAAATTTTAGTTTCTGTAGCATAATTTCTCACTATATAGGCTATTTTTTGAATAGTCTATATGTAGTTTATATTGATTAAAAACCGAGCTTTTACATCGGTGCAGGTGCTCCCTGAATGCTCTATTGTCGCCGGAAAACTTAACATCCGGTTCTCTTTGTTTACCACATTTTCTCCTGTTTTTAAAACAGTTTTAGCATTGGTGGCATTTAAAAAGAATATATTAGTTGTTATTCCCTCAGGCTTTTTTACATCCGTATGAAAAGGAAACGATAATTTTTCTGGAGTATATGGATTGCAATTGGCCTTAACCTTAACTAATGTTTTTACATTTAATTTATCAAAGATGGGTTCTAAGAGTTTAATTAAATAACTCATCTCTTTCCCATCCTTATAGAAGATATGAGTAAATTGATAGTAATCTAATCTAGACTGTTCATAAGCATCATTATTAACCTTAAATGAATTATAATACCAGGGAAAAGTATTACTCATCATAACCTGTTGAAGTTTTAAAAGCTCATCCTCTGGAAGAAAGTTATCTCTAAGTTTCATCAATATGCCCACGAGACAAAAGTACAACGTGTGCCCTTTGTTATCTCATTAACATGATGAGGATACACAAAAGAAGAAGGAAATAATAAAATATCTCCTTGCTCCATCTTGAAAGTATGCGGGCCGAGACAGAATTCTCCCCCTTCATAGTCATTATTTAAAGCGCCCACTATAGATAAAATAGGAATGCCTCTGTCTACCCCATCAAAGATATCATGGATATGATCGAAGTGTCTTCTCATCATACTGCCAGTAGGATATCTATTAAATCTTATTGGATTTATTTTATGAATAATTTTGTGTTTAAGCTTATCTTGATACTGATCTAAAGCCTGAATAACAAAAGGAGATAACTGATCGTGGAATTCTTTGCCTGCAGGAACCACTTCTAATTCTTTGGAATCATGCGATCCAGTATTTCCACTGACAGTATTATACCAGGTATGGGTAGTCCACTTAAAATCAGGAAATGCATTCATGATTCTTACACATAAACCTTCCGGTATCAGTTTCTCTTTATATATAAAGTCTTCTAGTCTAGGTATCAATGGGCTGATCCGAATCTAAAGATATATTCCCAGCTACAGTAATTCTATCTTTAGTAGAAGTATAAAAAGGATATACCGTATGTTTTAAAGCTGCAGGAAAGAATAACATTCTTCCTTCTGCCTCCTTATCTAAATGATAATAATGAGGATTAAGACGTCCCAAAATATCCATATAATAAAAAGAAAAAGACGAGGCTAAACGATTATTAGAATCCTTTATAAAAGGAAGCTCGTGCTCTTTTCTAAAGTCTGTAGGTATCTTCATAAATACCACAAAGGAAAAAACCCCTTTATGATCATGCACTGGATTAAACTCATATCGTTTTTGAAAATTACACCATAATTTTTCTAAAATGTAGTTATGATTCTTAGTTAAAATAGAAGGGACAACAGTATGAGGAGAGAATACTTTTTGATATTCTAGAATAGCTGGACCTAGAGTAGAGTTAAAAAACCAGTCATCTTTATCCGGCATTAAATGGGAACGAGTGATGTTACCAGCTAACTCTTTATTATATCTCTTTTTCTGAGCTGTAGCGATATAACCATTTAAACCTTTGATGACATTGTCCTCGAGTTGTATTTCTAACCAACCAGAATTAGGGGGAGATACTTTTTTATATTTCATAGTTCCAAAAGTTAGAGTTAAAAGAAATAACGATTTTAGTTTTAACCCCCATGTTAATAGGAGACTGATGAATAATATTTCCAGGGAAGGTTAATACTTGTCCCTCTTCCATTGGAATAGCATAGGTCTGATTAAGAATGGGATCGTATAATTGAGTTTCTGTTTGTGGTCCTCCGTCTTGTATGTAATAAACATTAGCCCAACTACTCTCTGGGTGTACGTGCCAGCTATGATAATCTCCTGGTTCATATTTTTGAAACCAACCATTGGTTATATTCCATTGAGTTAGTTTTAATTTTTTAGATATGGCATCCATATGAGGGGGAACTAATTTATAAAAATAATCTAAATATTTTCTTTTAGCTTTTTTAGATACTTTCCAATCTGATTGACTAATTAGTTCCTCAGAATTTTGACGGACAGGGGCGTTCATCTCTTCTATATACTTAAGTATTTTTTTATTATGTTTTTTATAATCCTTTATTGCGGATAAAAACATATAGGTTTGTATGGCCTTATGTTTCATATTACTAAATGAGTCTTTCTAAAATCCGTTCCAAGAGAGCCTCTCATAAAAGTATTGAAGGATAGGGATATTCGTTCCTGTTTAGACTTATTAGGTTCTACAGAATGAGGTAAATAAGAAGGAAAGAATAAAGCACAATACTGAAAAGGCTCTATGCTAAAGTCACTACAGTTCATCATATCTATTTCTTTATATTCGTATTCAATGCCGCCGGTAAGAGTCTCGGGTTTATCAAAAAATATCTTAGGGTTGTTATCTGTAAGATAATATGTCCCTGAAAATAAACTATTGGCGTGCCAGTGTCGATGATGAAAACTACCTGGTGGGTTATAATTAAACCAGCTTTGAGTAATTACAAATTTAGTGTGGTCTTTTATCTTTAATAATTCATGAGTATAGCTATTCAACATCCCCTGCATAGCTTGTTTCATCTTAACCAATTCTTTAGACTCTAAGGCATAGCCATTGAGAGAACTATAATTATTACCTGTATTGGGACGTCTCTTTAACTCATGTATAAACTTTAGTTCTTTTTTAGTAGGTATATAAATTTTATTTGCCTGTAGAACAGGGGTTGGAAATAATGGATAAACTCCATTATCTTTAGGATCTCTCATTAATATATGGTCCTTTCAGTGTTCTTT